AGAATCTAAAGAATCTTCAAAAAGATGTTAAGAAACTACAAGAGAAACCATCTTATGAAGATGACCGTATTTGGAAGTGTGAAAGAGATAAAACAGGTAATGGTTATGCTGTTATTCGTTTTCTTCCAGCACCTATCAATGAAGAGATTTCTTTTGTACAACTTTGGTCACATGGTTTCAAGGGGCCAGGTGGCTGGTACATTGAGAACTCTTTGACAACACCAAGGCCATCACATCCTAGTGGTAGTGATGACCCTGTATCAAAAGCAAATACTCTTTTGTGGAATTCTGGTATTGAGTCTGATAAGAATATTGCTCGTGACCGAAAGCGTAAGCTAAGTTACTATTCCAATATTCTTGTACTTGAAGATTCAGCAAATGCTCAGAATGAAGGTAAAGTATTTTTGTTTAGATACGGTAAGAAGATTTTTGAGAAACTGGAAAGTAAAATGAATCCAGAGTTTAAAGATGAAGAGCCAATGAATCCATTCGATATGGATGATGGTGCTAACTTTAAACTCAAAATCCGTCAGGTAGAGGGTTATGCAAATTATGATAAGTCAGAGTTTGCAGCTCAATCTTCATTATTTGATGGTGATGGTGAGAAACAAGAAGAAATTTGGAAACAACAGCATTCACTTGATGGTATTCTAGCTCCAGAGAACTTTAAGAGTTATCAAGAGTTGGAAGCACGTTTCAATACGGTTACTGCTTCGGGTACGGGTAGTGATTACAATGAAACTATTGAGGAGAGTACTGTTGATCCAGTTGCATCTGATGCAGCCGAAGCAACTTCTGAGGATACTTTAGAGTATTTTAAGAAACTAGCTGAGCAGTAAAATTGATAGAGGGGAAGTATCGTTTGTTATATTGGTGATTTGCCAGTATTATGTTGGTATCATTCCGCAGGAGCTCCGTGATACCTTGTGAAACCGTTTCGGTGATACTTCCCCTTTTTTAATGTCCATGACCAAATGTTTTATTAGCACCTACTTCTGGTTTCATTATAACTGATGGGTTGCTTTTTCCACCATGATAGTGATTAGTAACACTATTATCATTACTTATTGCGGCTACACCGCCTCCTGATTTTAATTCTGCATTTTGTTTATGAAGGTTATTTATATTTGCACCTCTAGCATTTGGATCTGAAGCTGGTTCAAGTGCATCACCCATAAAAGCATCACCAGCTGATCTACCAGAATGCTCTTCATTATATTTGACATCAGCTGCGATCTGTTCTGGTGTTCTTGCAGCACGTCTTATTTTTCTTTCTTCAATTTTCTTTGTTGCTAAACCATCTCTACCTATTATTTTTAATTGTCTTGGAGTTAACTTTTCTAATATTTCATCACCATATTCACTAGCATCAATTTTATCATTTATCTTTTTAGCCTTGGTTCTTCTATTTTTACCCCTCCACCTTGATGCTCTTCTTATATCTTTCCTTATTTCCTTTAAGAATTTTTTACTACCAGAAGATTCATCCATAGATTTTTTAGTAGTAGGAGTTACTACATCTTTTGTAGTAGGAGTTACTACCACATCTTTTGGTGATTTGACAGCTGTGGTAGCTGCTGGAGTTTCTTTCTTAAATTTAGAATTACTCATCAATGTTTTAACAAATTTATGATCCTCTTCACCAAGCTCACCAGAATCTATCATGGCCACTAACATATCTCTTGTTAGTTTACCATTATTTATCCCAGCTGTCATTTTATCTTTATTTTCTTTAGTTAAATCTTGTATTTTACCAGTAAACCACCCAGTTTTCATAAAACCTAATTCCTCTGCATCATTTTTCGCTTTCCAATCTTTTTTAAATTTTTTGCCGATACCTTCTTGAGTTTTTTCAACTACATCACCACTTTCAGTTGTCTTTGTTTTCGGTGGTTCTTTTGGTTTGTCATCTCCCAGACCAAAGAAGTCAAGAACGCTTTCTGGCAATATTCCTTTAATAGCATCTAGTGTCCAATCTTTAAGTTTTGTAATGAAATCTATAACAGGGTCTATCAAATATACTTTAAAATCATGTACAAGTGCTTTTGTTCCATCCCAAATAGCGTCCCATAATTCTGTAAGTTTTTCTCCGGCCCATGCTATTCCTTTTGCTATTCTTTCTCCACCAATCCACCCTAATATAGCACCAAGAATCGCACCAATAACCCCACCAATTGCTGTACCAATAACAGGAAAGAAACTACCAATGCCTGCACCGATTAATGCCCACTTACCCATATTTGCAAATGCACCAGATAATCCTGAGTCTGTTCCGCCAAGAACTGAACCAATAATACTTTTACCTTTGTTTTCTCCGTCTGTCCCAAACCAATCTTGTTCCTTTGCTGCTCCTTCCATACCATCAGCAATAGCCATTGCAACACCAGCTAAAAGCATACCACCGCCCATAAGTTTACTGCTCATTTTCATCGGGCCTTGTGGGCCTATAAAATCCTTAGCAATTCTTGGAGTAATTTTATCTAATAAACCAAAACCTTTAGTCAAACCTGATATTCCAAGTTCAAACACTTTTCCAACTGTACCAGTTGGGCCAAACTTATTTAAAAATAAAAGAAATCCTCCAGTACCAAGCATCAGCTTTTTGGTAAAGCTAGCATCTTCACCAAATGCTCCGCCCTTCCTTGTTTCCATTTCTGCAAGTCCGGCTTTTAAAGCTCCTACTCTTAACTGCCATTGTGCTTTGGATTCATCTTTACGGGGCCCTTCTTCTTCTGCATCCTTAATATCTTTTTTTCTTTGATCTATTACAGATTGGTCTGCTTTCTTTCCAAAAAGCCAATCAACAATACTTCCTATTGCACTTCCTATAATTGGCACCCAATCTTCTAAAACTTTTATCAAAGACTTAAAAATCCCTGGCCCTTCTGTCCATAACCATATGGCCATGTCTTTAAGTGCATCCCAAACTTTCTTCATTTGTGCTGGTTTTAAGAATAACAAACCAAGTCCAATTAACAATTTACCCCAATGATTTTTTATGAAATTTGCTATAGGATTATTGAATAACATCTTCTTAGTATTTCCAAGAAGATTTTTTCTCCATTTTTTAGTGTTTGCTTTCCAATCTTTGTCTTTTTGTGCTTGTTTGTTTGCCTTTTCCTTTTCTATTAATTTCTGTTCTTCCTTTGAAAGAGATTTTCCTGTAATTGTAGATACAAATCGTTTAGTCCATGATGGCATTTGTGTTTCTTTTGTTTCTTTTGCAGCTTTGGCAATTTTATCGCCCTTTGTTTCCGTCTTGGTTTCCGAAACTCCATCTGCTTTAATATATACAGTCTTGGCCAAGACTGCTAGAGTATTAACAGATAAACTAGATTGTTGTGGTGCCGGAGGTTGCATTGCTTGCGCCTCAGGCTTATATGGAACTAGTGACGAACTCATTAATTCTGCTGACATTTTATTTATCCTTGATTTTGTTTTTTGATTCGATCATTTTCCTCTGCGACCCATTGTACTAATAATGCGGTATAAATATCCCTTTCCCACGGAATCATATTTTCTATATCGGTGAGTGAATATTTATGATGTTGCATCATTGCAAAATTATTATTAAACATAGCAGTTAAATTATTATCACAGAGGCTTACTCGAAAAAAGATGACAGGCCCTCCAACACCAAATCTTCTTTGTAACCACATACTTTATCTTTCTTCTTACCTTCACCCTTTACTTTATTCTTACATTCTAATACTACATCATGCCTTAGTTTTGGCATAGATTCAAAAAACTTACCCATCTTCTGAAATTGCTCATCATTTAAAGATTCCAGAAAATCTGTCATTTCTTGTGTTGTATGGTCTTTCGATGAATACATTTTATCTTCATCATAAATATAATCTATTGATAGTAATATAGTTTGTATTAAAATATCAACCTCAGAGTCATCTTCTCCTTTTTTCACTTCAGCTGTATCTAAGGTAGGGTATTTTAACACAACACCTACATTATCGGTTAATTCAATTTTCCCATCATGCTCTTCATTATTTTTATGTACTTTAACATCTTCTACATTAAATATTACTGGTATTGCCCCTTTACAATCAGGACATTTGTATTTCAATTCTATTACTTCACCCTTTGACCTTGCTCTTAACCATAGGAAGATATATTCAATATCAAATACTGGTAGTTTATCAACATTTATATCTTCAAAAATACAATTCTTAATTACATTCTTTGTAGCTGCTGCTATCTGTATTTCATCTTCACTTTCCATAGCTATCAAAAGAAGCTTTTCTTCTTTAACTAAGAAAGGACGATATTTTAATTCTTCACCTGTTGATGGTAATGTTAAACTATACTCTGGTACTGCAATTTTTGGTAATCCCATTTCATTGACTCCTTAATATAAAATGATAATAGTAATTGTTATTGATTAATTCTAAACTCTGCTGGCACGTTAAGTCCAAGTCTATTTCTAAATTCTTCATTTGATTCGTTTCTATTAACTGCTTTTAAGTTTCTAGAACTAAGCTCTGGTTCTGATTTTGCTAATGGTTCTACTGGTTGTTTTTTATCATCATTCTCTACCTCGTGATAATGTACTGTATATCCAAAAGTTACCGCAAAAGTAGTAACAGCTCCAGAGGGATTATAATCTAAACTAATAGGATCTACTTTTTTCGGGTATGCTTCTTCAATGGTAGTTGTCATAACGGTTTGATTTTCTACCTCGGAGATGTTCCTGAAATTCTCAAATTTATTTGCCTTCCCTAGTTTTTTTACTTTTATTGTTCCTATGTACTCATTATGATACCCAACTCTATTTGAAGTTTTATTGATAACTCTATCCAACCAGTTATCAAAATACATATACTCTTCCATATTTTCACTACAATAAAAGGTAAGAGATATATCGTCATATATTCTTTGTTTTGCTCTTGTCCTAAAATCTAATGCTTTCTCTGTTGTAGCTATGGTTGTGCCAGGTATTATAGCTGCACTACATTGGAAAACAAGTTTATCAAATAAAGTTTTATTATTATTCGAGACCTTATTGTCATAAACCTCAACTTGATAAAGATTGGAAAATGCAAAACTACTACTACTTGCTTTAAAGTCACTTATATTTGGCATTACCCTTGCTCCTGTTATAAATACTTGTCTAATCTATATTTATAAGAGATATATGAGAAATTTCCCTAGAGTTGGAAAATATAAGGTTAAAAATAAGGAGAAATATGTGGGTAATCTCCATGAGTGTCACTATCGCTCTAGCTGGGAGTTGAGATACATGAAGTATCTTGATAATCGTCCTAGCGTATTGGAATGGGGCTCAGAGAATATAGTCATTCCCTATTATAATCCAGTAGAGAAGAAAACTAGGCGGTATTTTGTTGATTTTTATGTGAAAGTGGTATCAACTACAGGACAGATAAAGAAGTATATTATTGAGATTAAACCCCATAGTCAATGTCTACCCCCAAAGAAGCCTAAGCGTACCACAAATAGGTATAGAAATGCATTGAAAGCCTATGTAAGAAATCAATGTAAGTGGAAAGCTGCTAAGAAGTATGCAGAAAAGAGGGATTGGGAGTTTATAGTCCTTACAGAAAAAGAGCTAGGAATCCGATAAATCTATTATAAATATAGGATAATGGAAAAGAAGACAAACACTAAATCAACAAGCGGATCAAGTGTAGAAGAGAAAAAGATATATAAGTCACTTGCTCAACTTAGAAGATTTCCTGATGTACAGGCGATATTCAGAGAAGCAGCTAAGTTGTTTAGAGAGAAGAAGATAAAGAAGATATCACAGATTTCTAAAAACAAAAAGATAGGAGATTTAGTTAAGAAATTAAATGCTCGTGAGCAGAAGATGTATAAGAAACATCTTAGGAAATTAGGATTTCCTTCCTTGGCGGATTTTGGTATTATTGCTAGAAAAGCTAAGATAGCAATAAAGAAGGCAGGTTCTAAGAAGGATGAAATTAAAGTAGCTGCAGATAAACTTCAAGACCCGATACAGAATGTCAAAGAAAGAGATAATAAGATACTTAAAACTTTAAATCAGCACATAGAGTTTTTAGGTAATGAATCCTTTTTTCAAAAAGCACATAGGGCTGCAAAAAACGAAAGTATTATTGAGAGGAGTGAGAGGTCTATTGAGTTTTATCAAGACTATGCTTTAGAGTATGGTATGAATTTTGATTTTAGAAGTATGCTGAAACAGGGCGGTAAAAAGAGAAGTAATTTTCTTTTAGGAAGAATGTATTTCTATAGATACATTCCAGAAGATCCTACGTTTACGTTTGATATGTATCCTTTAACCTTTGTTTTAAATAAAGAAGATAGTTACTTTGAAGGTATTAATTTTCATTTTATGTCTCCAAAACACAGAGCTATATTAATGGAACATATGTTTGAATATTTAAACAGACTAGATTACAGTAAAAATACTAGAATATTGTTTAACTCATTTAATAAAGTTTTAGAGAATAATAGAAAATTTAAATATGGTAAGTTTAGTTTTAGGAAATATCATTTTGAAAGCATTAGTTCAAAGATAATTGAAGTGCATCCTTTAGATTGGGAAATAGCAATGAGTGTACCAACAGAAAAGTTTTATTCACAAAATAAAAGAAGACTTCCAAGAAAACTTGTTTGGAAGGATACTGCTATAAGAGCGAAAAGGAATAAATAAATGTCAGGTAAAGACCCCAGAAGAAAAATAGACATAAAAGGCTTCGAAGAACCAAAAAAAGGAAAAAAAAGACCTGAGTTCCAAAATTTATCATATCCATCAAATTTAGGTAATAATTATGTATATCCAGACCATGTTATGTTTACTATTATTGAAAGGCCTGGAGCTAGTTTAAAATCTTTCAGGGGTGATATTAATAACAAACTTAAAGACGAGATAAAAGGACTGAAAGGTAAGGATAAAACAAAACTTACCAAACTTGTTACTGAAAGAGAAGGCAGTCCTATTAAAGCTATAATAGATATAGCAACAGCTGGAGTAGATGCAGATGCAGCTGCTGCTAAAGCAGCGGCAGATAACAAGACTGTAGCAACTGACAGTCCTTCTGAAACTGTAAGGAATTTGGGACTAGTAGCTCGAGGACTTGGAAATGCTTTTGTAAGTTCAAGAAGACCATTTAGTGATAAAAATGGAAAATCAAGTCCAGTAAGGCAGGTTGGAAATATCATGTTACCAATGCCAGAAAATCTTGCATTTGCTGAGCAAACAGAATGGCAAGGTACTGATTTGGGTGCTATTGGTGGACTAGCAAAAAATGGTACAGAAAATATGGATGGGGTAAAGCAAGCTGGGTTTAGTCAATTAGGTACAATTATAAGTGGAGGTGCTGGTGCATTAGTTAGTAGTGTACTTGGAGGGGGTGTACTAGGTGGAGCTTTAGTAGGTGCTTTAGGTGGAGGTAACGTATTACAGGGAACACTTGAAACACAATTTAGAATAAAATCTAATCCATTTAAAGAACAAACATTTCAAGGTGTGCCATTTAGGCCTTTTGATTTTTCTTGGACATTCGCACCTACGTCTGAAGATGAAACAGTCAAAATAAAAAACATAATTGATACATTTAGAGAATATACTAAACCATCATATAAAGATGCATCTAAGTTCCAGTTTATTTATCCACATGAAGTTGAGATTCAATTTTTAACACGCAACTCGAAAGGTAAAAATGTAACAAACGAATACCTTCCCTGTTTAAAACCTTGTATATGTAAATCCATTAATACTAATTTTGCTACCTCTGGTTGGCACTCATTTAAGGATGGAGCTCCTACATCTATAACTTTACAGATGCAGTTTGAAGAAATAGAAATTATAACGGCAGAAGATGTTAAGGAGGGATTTTAATAATGGCTTATTTTTCATATTTTAATAAAATTGGTTATGACTTATCTAGGGAAGATGAAAGTGTAAAGCTACGCTCTATTACTAATGTTTTAAATAGAGTTAGAAAGAAATTAGAAATTACTAATGCAGCCATTTTTGAACAATACTTCGTCAATGATGGTGATAGAGCAGATACTCTTGCATATCAATATTATGATGATTCTACATTGCATTGGATAATTATGTATGCAAACTATATGACTGATCCATA